TCCATATACTGAATAAAGAAGTCCGGAACGTAAATGGTTTGTTTACCTGTAATAGGGCATTTATAAGGAATAGATATAGCTTCACTAGCCCATTTTATTATAGCAGGATTTTCATCGCACATCTTCATGAAGTGCCATTCCCAGCTACTACGATATCTAGGTTTTTTCTTTCCTACATACTTTTCTGGGTTTTGTATGTTGTAATTTCCATTAGCAAAGCGACTCATGGCACAATATTACGACTTTCGGCTGTTTCTTCTATAGTTGTAATTTTAAAGCCTAACATACTTGTGCTTTGTCTGTAAGCATTTAAAATTTCAGTTACGACATTTGATAATTGTACGTCATTGAAACCTTTTAATGAATCTAACAATTGGAATACACTGACATTATCTAAACGTGCTTGATTTAATAGTACAATGGCTGTACTTCTAGCGGATGTTGTGTCAAACCCGCGTTTTGTAAAAAATCCTATAACAGCATCAATTTGGCTTGTTGGGAATGTAACTTGGTGTTTAAAATATTTGTCAAAGAAACTTCTTACAGGCTGGCCGCTTTCAGTATCGCTTTGTGGTGGTAAATTAGTATCTTCCATGTTATGGTCCTCCTGTTATATTCCGTTGTGTCGCAACGGTAGTATTTACTGGATTGTTTACAGGGAAACTTGTATTTGATAAACCACTTAAACCAATTCTACTTAAACTAGTTAAACCTCTGACTGCCATGTTAGTAACTTCTGCTCTAACACCTGCGTTAGTTAATGCTTTGGCATTTTGATATGTGTTAATAGCTGTGATAGCAGTTCCTAAGAAATTACCTACACTACTAAATGCTTGTCCGGAACCAACAGCGCCGAATACTGCTTCGATACCAGCAAGTACACCTGCTTGACCAAACAATGTTTTAGTTCCGCCGCCAGCAAGACTAATAGGACTTGGCATGGTGTCGTAGTGGTCTGGACCACCAAAGCCTGGAGGATTTTGTCCGGGAACGACATATCCTGTATTATAAGTTACAGCTTCATACGCAAGAGTCATAGCTTGTTCAGAGCTTTGACTACTACTGTAATCTAATGCGTCGTGACTCCAACTTGTAATCACAGGATTAATTAGTTTATAACTATACCAAGCACGTTTTGCCATTTGATAGATAGTGATATCTGTGAAAAACGGCATACTGCTGTTATTATCAAGGCCATAACGAGATCTAAAAAATCCTGGGCCTTGCATCGCATTTCTATTATATCCACCGACTACGTTAGCTGCCGTAACGTCTGCGTAGTAATAATTATAATAGTTTTGCCAAAGCTGTCCAACGACACCTAAGTTATCATCGTGGAACCTAATATTGATAGGATTGTAATCGATACCTAAATTGACAACTTTCTTCCTGTTATATTGGTTAAGTGTTTCTGTCTTAAGTGTAAACTTAGGAAGTTCACAAGTCTTAACCAACATATTAATTTCAGTTTGATGCTGATACTGAAAGTTTAATGTTTTTAATGCGCCTGGATTAATGTTAAAAACGACGTGGAAACTAAACTTGCGTTTAGGGGCAAGTCTTAAATCGCTATCAACAAATAGACGAGCGGCGTGTTGGAAATCGCCGACATTACCTTTAGGGTGTAAGGCCCCTGATACAAATTGACGTAGTGCGTAACTGGACATACATTATTTAGTCGTAAAAAAAGGCCCTCGAAAGAGCCTTTTTGTTTTGATTACTATTAACCTGTAGTCATAGAACCAAGTGTACGTCCAACCACTGTACCAACACCAGTACCCTGTGGGCTCTGGATTGCGTTATCGTACTTAATTGTAAGTGCGACTGTGGCTGCTTCGTTAGCGTTGTAAGCGGCATTGCCATAGTTAGCTGTTAAAACATAACAACCAAAACATTCCCATGTTTCAAGAACGTTAGGTGCGTTAGTTCCGTTACCACCGTCTAACATTTCAATACGTGTTACAAACTTGTAATCAATACCAGAAGCGGCACTTGCTTGCTCATAAAAGTCAAATTGCTTCTGTAGTTGCTCGCCAACTAACTTAGTAACTTCACCTGTTGCGTCATCACGTAAGTTCAAGGTCATATCTGCCCATGTGTGCTTACCGTGAATGTTAACACGGCTATTGTAAACATCTAATAAAATGTTATCAAATGTTACGCTAGGACGAGTAACGTCAACAACTTGTTTAGTTAAAACAGTAGTTGGAGTTGTAATACCAAAGTTTTCTAAACTTACTCTAAAACGGTATTTTAGTTTTGGCATCAACAGACCTTGAGCGCTAGCGCTTTGATCGCTAGCTAAAGGTACTGTAAATTTCGATAGTGTTGATACTGCCATTTTAATTTCTCCTAATTATTAAGCGCCTAACCCGGCTATCTCGCCAGTGTTCTTTAAGCGCAATGGAATGTAAATGAATTCAACCGCTTTAACTGGTTCAATAGCAATATCAATATACAATTCATTGCGGTCGATTCTAGAAGGTGTATTGTTACTTGAATCACACACTACAATGTAATCATACAGCGCACGTTGACCTACTAGTTCTAATAGTAAGCTATCTACGGCACCTTTAATCTCATCTCTAGTGATTTTATCATTAGGTTCAAAGATATATGGTTTAGCTAATGTGTTCAATTGTCTACGTAAGTAAGCAACTAAACGAGCAACGTTGATTCGATCTAACGAACTTGCGGCTCTTGCTCTTGTATACTGGCCATAGTTGACTAAACCTGTTCCTGTTAGGAATGTAATAGGGTTAATCTTAACGCTAGCCAATGTATCGCGTTGTCCTGTGTTCAATGCCACAGATTTGAATTCGCCTTCAGCATCGATGTAACCGACTGCTGTTGCGTTAGTAATACCACCACGACGAACGCCTGCTGGAGCAAACCAAGGATAAGCAACTTGGTCGTTTAGGGCAATAGTTCTTAACATTAAGTGGCTTGGAGGAACAGCAACGTTGTTACCAAAGTTGTCGCTTGTAAAGCCCCATGGATAGAACATAGCCATGTACTCGTCGTAACTTGTAGCACCGATATCATTATCTTCAAGTGCTAAGTTCATGTTCAAGCCCCACTCTAGTAAACTTGTAGCGTCACTTGGTAAACGAGCAGGTGTATCACCAACAACAAAGGCTGTTAATCCACGGTCATAGTTCAAGCTAATCATTTCGCCAATTAACTCTGGGTAACCTGGGCAAGCGATTAAGTTGAATACACGACTTTCTTCGTCGCGGATTGCTTGGTTGCTATTAACAAGTGCTTGTAGAGCTTGTGTAACAATCTTACGTTGTGCTTTACGGCCGAATGTACCAGAACCGTCGTCTTGGTTACCGCTCTTAGTTACCCAACGGTGTGGGTAGTAGTCGCCCATAGACTCATCGCCATAACGTGGGTTATCTGCTGTCAAGTCAATGTAGTTACGTTTGAATTCTTTTACGTTGAATCCGCTACGACGTAAGTTCCATAGCAACATTCCTTTTGGATATAGTGCTGGATCTGGAGCATCAAAATCTAAGAAATCGCTTACTAGCAATTCTTCAATTGTGCTAGCGTCCATATCTACGCCATTTGTATTCCAACGAGCGTCGGCAAATAACATGCCGTCTTCTGTGCTTTGGTCACTCTTATCAACAACTAACCACTTTTGTAAGTCAGCGTTGTATTTGTAAACAGCTGGGAAATCTTCAGTAGCACTCCAGTCAACCCATAGGTCGCCTGTTGCTAAAGGTGTAGTACCGTCGCTTTGTGTTTCTGGTTTAGTTGCGCTAATGATTGGGCCTGCTGGATCTGTGCCTGCTACGCCGTTAGCATAACCTACCCATGTGCTTCCATCATGAATCATGATGTCAACTTCGTTTAGAACGCTACTGTACCATAATGTACCGTCTGCTGTTAAACTTGTTGGAGCATCTGCGCTAGAAACATAAGTTAATGGTTCCCATAAGCTGGCAACTAAGTTACCGTTGTCTGCGTATAGGTTAACAGTTCCTGTGCTAGTATCGAAGTCGTAAGCTGCAAAACCTGCTTGTGTTAGGCCGCCGTCCATATCATTGATAAGGATATCACCGCCTAAGCTGTGTTCAATAACAACACGGTTTTGTGCGTCAACACTTGCTTCAATATTTGTAAAGCCTGCGGCATTGATTGCTGATGCTAAAGCTGCAGCATCGTCAACAGAGCCTGTTGCTGTGAAACTAACTGTTACAGCACTGTCATAAGAACCTGAATTCTTCAATGTTTCAGACATTTCAAATGCGTAAGAAGAAGTTCCGCTGATAGTTGTTTCTGTAATTTTAACAGATTTAATTACTGTTGGAGCCGCGCTCTTTCTGCGATAGATAGCAAAATCTACGCCAGGATTTTGAGTAGGCTTAACGTACAATGTTCCGGCAGCAAGATTTACACCACCGCCAGCTTTGTCTAACTTGTATAATGCTTCTACGTTATCGCTATAGATTGGAGCATTGACTTGGTCAAATGCTTGAGTTGTAGCATTGTAACGCTTAACTCTCCAACGAGCACCTAAGTTAGGTTCTGTTGTTTTAATCCATACGCTACCTGTAGGTGCGTCCAACGCACTTGCTTTCCATTGTGGAACATCAGTGTGTGCGCTGATTTGTATTTGTTTAGCACCTGGGCCTGTTCCGGACCAAGTTGTATCACCTAACTGTACCCATGTTCCTGAAGAATCTCTGTACCAGAAAGTCATTGGGTGCTTTGTTGTTAGTAATGCGTCGTCGTAGCTTGTATCACGTACAGCAACTACAGCGTATGTGCCGTTTTTACCGATTGTGCTCTTTGGACCGCCTGTACCTAAGTCAACTTGTGAAGCTGTTGTGATTACTAAAGGTACTTTATTTGTAAATGTTTGTCCGCCTGTTGTTGTTGCGGCAGCACCGTTCCATTCAAAGATACCCCAATGTGAGTTTGCTGTATCTAACCAGTATGTACCATTGTTTGGTTCAGCTGATGGTGCTTCTGATTGTGCTGTTAGTTGATCTAAATCTAAATCTGCGCGAACAACAAAAGCACGATTACTTACGCCTAACAAGCTATATGCGGCTTGTAGACCATATTCGTTTTGCTCGCCAGCGTGAACTGGGTTGTTGTTAGCATCTGTTTTAAATACTGGGTCACCGAAAGTGTCAGCAAGATCTTTCTGACTTGTTAATAGATACACTTGGCCAGCATTGGCTTTCAATGTACCTGGAGCGGTGCCAGTGCCACTGCCGTTTTGTTTATTCTCGGCGCTGGCAACGATAATTAAAGGGACTGTGCCCGGAGCAGCGGGTGTATAGAAACTTTCATCTATAACTGATACTGCTACACCAGGTGAACTTAATTGGGCCATGTTGGAATCTCCTAAGGTATTCTGTTCTAATGTATTTATTGGATTCTTCCAAAAGGCAGGGCTTATACACCCAAAAAAAGGTGTAGGAAAGGTGCGAATAAATACAAAATGCGCCCTTTATGTGTTTGTGGATATAGATTAGCCGCTATTAACTATGTTAAGAACGGAAGAACTTACTATAGGAGTAAGTGTGAGTCTTGTTTAAAAGGAGGTACCGGTGCCTATATACCTAAGTGGTATAAGGACGGTTATAGGATAAAAACCACATGCGATAAGTGTGGTTTTAAAAGTAAGCACGTAGAGCAGTTTAATGTTTATCACTTGGACGGTAACTTAAACAATAGCCGTCCAAGTAATTTAAAAACAATTTGTGCTAACTGCTCTCGAGTCCTTCATAAAGAAGGTTTTCAGTGGAAGCGTGGCGGTCTTCTACCAGATTTCTAATTTGTTCATACAAGTCATCAATTGAGCCGTTATTGTCTACGTCAATGTCGATGCCTTTTCCAATCCAAGCTGTTTCGCTAGCATGAATACCTAGCTTTTCCATACGCATTTTACTAATAGCCCAGCTCATATTAGTAGGGCCTTGATTCATATTCCAAGCGTCTTGATACCATTCTGGATCCGGACCACGCACTACACGGATTACTTTTCCGCCTGCGTTTTTAATTGCTTTAATTTCGTTAGGAAAACGAACATCGCTGATAACAATGTTGTCTTTAGTTTTACGCATTTTGTTTTCAACACTGGCAATCCAAATATCATCGTGAAAACCGTTACGGCAAACTTCTGTTCCCCAGCGTTGTAAAACCCAGCGAGGAGTTAATTGCGGCATACCTAAACGCTCTGCCCACCACTCATCTACTTGCTCTCGCCATTCGCGAGCCTCTTTAGTACGACCTTCCAGCAGAACGCGGTCCCAACCAAATACAGCTGAAACCGCGTCTTTTAATGTGTTAGCAAATGAATCTCTGCGAAAGCCGTGAAAGTTAACTAGATAGTCTGCGGCAGTATCTTTGCCCGACCCAATAAATCCAACAAACCCAATAATCATAGTATCTCCCAGGACATACTATATATTACAGATTTTTTACGGTTAAGTCAATAGTGATTGGTTAAACACCGTACTTGTTGCGTTTTGGTTTAGCAACGGTGCTAGTTTTGTTTACGTCAGCAACTTCTTTACTGCGGTTGCCGCTCCAGTTCTTGATACCGCCAGCACCAACTTGTTTGGCCGCGGCTTTTACCATTTCCCATTCTTCGTCACTGTAAGGACTAATTAACGGATCTCCACCGATCCAGTTATCTGCTTCACCACCTGCTGGAAAGTGTGGTGCCGCCGCTAAAGCAATACCATAGCGATAACCAATATAAGCACTACCAGTAGATTGATTTAAACCAGCGACAGTTGTGGCATTTTTCATAGCGGCTTTTTGTTCTTTAGACATTGCCTGCATGTTGCCCTTGGCTGTAGTGCCATTACCTGTCTTTGTGCCTTCTGTAATAATTTCAAAAACTTTCATATTATATTTAACCGATAACAAATGTCATTGGCGTTCCGCCAGAAACTAAATTCTCTAATTCTTTTTCTAATTTTTCAAGTTCTTCTTTGCCAGCTGATTTTAAATCTCCGCCGTTAAGTTGTGTGCCGCCTTGAGGGCCAGCAATTTGTGCGAACTTAGAACGTGCTTCGCCTAGCATCAGTTTACAATTAGCTAGTGTGTAATCTCTAAACCATTGCTTGGCATACAAGTCATCAATAAGAACGTAATCTGGTTTGTAGTTATAGCAGTACAACATGATAGTTTCACCGTCTGTGAAAGGACGTTGTAAAATGCGTAATGTATGGCTATGTTGAATCCACTGGAATTCAATAAACGCACCAAACATACGACCCACCATTTCTTGATACTGCGAGAACATGTCATATGTAGCAATACCGCCTAACATTGTGCTGTTTAGCAAGTAGGTGTTTGTATATGCTAAGTTGAACGGTTCAAAGTTTGAACCCGTTCCTCCTCCAGTTCTGCTACCCAACGTTCTACGATGGCAAGCACGGACTTGGATAACTTCGTCAGGTAATCTGTAATCATTTTGGTTCTGTTTTAGCTCTAAAAACATGTAGCTTTCTTCTACTGCGTGACTGCTACGTTGTCTAAACTTATTAATAGCACGATCTAGTGCTATTTCGTAATGTTGAGGGTCGAGTTCAACGTCAATCATGCCATCGCCTAGCATGGTACGTACATACTCGAAAACCTGTTGTCTGGCTGCTTTTGTATCTATGTTGGACATTGTTCTCTCCTGTTGTATTTATCAGCTAAATATGATACTATGCCACGTTTATCGCTTTATCATACCAATAAAACCAACGATTATAAGTTTATTGATCGTGCTGCCAGTGAAATGTTTCACGTGGGCGGTACGGACATTTACTTACACAAATACCTCGGTCCGTCAAATCCGGACCCTGAAAATGCTACCGCTGATCAACCGCATTATAGCGGTGGCGTAAGCCCTACAAATATACAAGATTTGTTATTTCTTGAAAACCGCGATCGTAAGTATGATGTTAGCATTTACAAAATACGTGGCGTATATAATGTAGCAGACATCGACTTTAACCTAAGCCAGTTTGGTTTGTTTATCGACAACGATACAGTTTATATGACTGTACATATTAACGATTTTATTCGTACAGTTGGACGCAAACCTATGAGCGGCGATGTTATTGAAGTACCAAATTTAAGAGACGAATTTGCGCTAAACGACTTTGATGTTAGCTTGCCCAAGTACTATGTTATTAGCGATGTAGGTCGTGCGGCAGAAGGTTTTAGCCCTACATGGTACCCGCATTTATACAGATTAAAATTAACCAAAATTGTTGATAGTCAGCAATACAAAGATATTTTTGACCAACCTGCCGTGGACAGCAATGGCGATCCAATTCGCGATGCTCAAGGTAATTTAACAAATCAAACAATACGAGATTTGTTAAGCACACACGCAAGAGAATTAGAAATTAATGACGCTGTACTTCGTCAAGCAGAAGATGATGCTAAACTAAGCGGCTACGAAACACAACAATTCTTTACACTTGCTGTTGATCCTACAACAGGTAAGCCTAGCATTATTACCGCAGACGAAACAGATATTAATGCTTCCAATGCTCAACTAGATGCTAGTAGAACAGCAAATCGTCCACAACGTACAGGTTATACAGGATACTTGTTAGGTGATGGAGTACCTGACAACGGTGCGTCTTTTGGACACGGTATTCAGTTCCCTAATGCGCCTATTAAAGATGATTTCTTTTTGCGTACAGACTTTATGCCAACTAGATTGTTTAAGTATGATGGAACACGTTGGGTAAAATACGAAGATGGTGTTCGTATGACAATGACCAATAATGATCCTACTAATACAGATCCAGCATTGGCACGTGACCGTCAAACACAAAAAGGTACATTCATTAATAATAAGAATCGTACAGGTGTTGGTTTATTGAAAGAAGATTTTATTACCGCACAAGTATTGACACCGTCAATTACAACAAACATAACATATATTGATACTATGTATGCTAGTGCTAGAATGGGAGAAGGTGTAATGCCAGCTAGTGTAACAGAAGGTCCAGGCGGATTTGCTGTAATTACTTTTGCTGATCCTATTAATCCTGGCGAACAAGTTAACTATAAATTATACCGTAGTAGTACAGAAGAACGTCAATCATTAAGCAAAGCATTAAGACCAAGGGCTGATTTATAATGGAATTTTTTTACGACGCACAGATACGCCGATACTTAACACAAGTTATTAGACTATTAAGTAACTTTGTGGTAAAGTATGCTGACGGTACACTAGTTCGTGTGCCAGTTATGTATGGCGATATGGACCGACAAGCAGCCACAATTATTAATAACAATAGCGAAAACAAAGTATTAGGACCTCCTAGAATTGCTATCTACATTACAGATTTAGAATTAGATAGAGGCAGATTAGCTGATAGCAGTTATGTAGGAAAGTTACACATACGCGAACGTGCTATTGATGAATTTGGACAATATACTAGTGAACAAGGTGACAATTATACTGTTGAAAGACTAATGCCTACTCCTTATAAATTAACACTTAAGGCAGACATTTGGTCAGCAAACACCGATCAAAAGTTACAAATACTCGAGCAAATATTAATGCTGTTCAACCCTAGTTTAGAAATACAAACTACAGACAATTATATCGACTGGACCAGTTTAAGTGTTGTAGATATAACAGATGTAACTTTTACAAGTCGCTCAATACCTACAGGAACTAATACTGATATCGATGTTGCTAGCATTGGTTTAGAAACTCCTATTTGGATTAGCCCGCCGGTTAAAGTTAAACGTTTAGGTGTTGTTACAAATATTATTGCTAATATTTTAGGCGGTGTTGGAACAACTAATCCTGGATATATTGACGGGTTAGGCGTTGATCCGTTAACAGGAACAACTAGCCCAACAGATCCTATAACTCATCAAGGTATTTCCATCGGTAACTTTAATATTGAAGTTTCTGAAGGTAAAATTAGATTAGTAAGCCACGAAAATAACGCAGGCGGGTATCTAAGTTGGTCTATGTTAATAGATCAATATCCTAATGGAAAAGGGTATACTCCTGGCCTAAGTAAAATTTATTTGCGCCAGCCTAATGGTAGTGTAGTTGTAGGCTATGTAACAGTGAATCCTTTAGACAATACAATGTTAATTGTAAATTGGGACGAAGATACATATCCACTTAATAGTTTAATTCCTAGCAATTATAGAACTAGTCAAGGCACATTTGATGCTGTTATTGACCCGCATAAAACAGGACCAGGACACGGTTTACCTGCTCCAAGTACAGGCACTAGATATCTAATTTTAGACAATATAGGCGGCGGTATCATTGATACATTTGTCAATGATAGCAGAATACAACGTATCAATACAAATACATTACATAGAAAAGTAAATGACCACAGAGTATTTGTAGACGGTGTGGAAGTTGGAAGTGGTAGTTTACGTATTCCAAACGATCCAAATACTGGTAATTATTTTATTGTGTTGGACCAAATCGCTCCTGCTGGTAGTGAAATTACATATGAGCTATATATGAATGAAGATGGTCCAGATGCGTGGAAGAACGATGACGGATCGGATTTTATTGCTGGTGCCAATGACATCATTGAATGGAATGGCTCAGCATGGACTATTGTTTTCAGTGCCAAAGAAAGTGCTGATAGATTATTATATTTGACAAATGAATACACAAGCACACAATACTTATGGAACGGCGTCGCATGGGTCAAGAGCTTTGAAGGTGATTACCAACGCGGAGACTGGTATTTCGAACCGTAAAGATCGCATTGTTTGTAGCGGTGCGTTATTTTATGCTAAAAATACCAAACGTTTTTTATTGCTACAAAAAGCACAAGGTAAACATACAGGAACTTGGAGCCTTGTAGGAGGCACTAACGAAAATTTAGAAACTCCTTGGCAAGGACTTCAGCGTGAAATCAAAGAAGAAATTGGAAGCGTTCCTAAAATCTTAAAAACAATACCTATTGAAACATTTGTCAGCAACGATACTGTGTTTAATTTCCACACGTACCTTTGTGTTATAGAAGATGAGTTTATTCCTATATTAAGTAACGAGCATTGTGGCTATGCTTGGACAACTATAGATTATGCGCCAAAGCCGCTACATCAAGGACTGCGTAATAGTTTTAGTAGTAAAACAATTAGAACAAAATTACAAACAATATTTGATTTAATTGAATTAATTTAAATTCCGTATCTGCTTCGGTTAGCAGACCAGTCGGCAGCTATTTCGCTATCAGATAACAATCTATTGTAGTGAGAAGCCGAAGCTATATATCCTTTAAACATTCGGTCTCCACCGTAACTATCAGTCGAAGCCCCGCCAATGACAATAGTATCCGATGAAGAATTACCAAGAACGTTTATACTAATACTGCTATCTAGTACACCGTTAACATATAATTTTACATTATTAGTAGTCCTATCAACGACAATAGCCCCTTGGTACCAGGTATTTAAATTAATAACTGTAGATCCACTTACACCATAATCACCCGATGTAGTTCCGCTAGTTCCTGTGTTTGTATATTGTCTGAAATGTAATCTATTTCCGCTTACAGCTAGACCCATGTCTGAGTTATTTCCAATACTATTTTGTATAATTGGGCTCCATGCTCCGTTATTTCCTGTCAGCTGAAACCACCCTATTCGAGTATACTGAGTTTGCGTTGATGTAGATACTTGTGTTGTTGAATAGATGTTATTAACAGTACTGCCGTTATTCACAAAAGTAAAATAATTTAGACTTCCTGCCACCGGGCTAGTAACAGTCATGGTAGGAAATGTATAGTTACTTGCTGAAAATATATTTCTGTACTGAGACATATCATAGAAAGTATTTGTTTGATGTAAACCTATATCTTCAATTTGTATAGAAGATCCGGTAGTGGGGCTAGACCATAAAATGCCAACACGCAATGTTGTATCTGTAGAAGGTGTAAATGTATTTTCAACCCAGCCATTAGTTGTAGTTAACGGATTACCTTGCCAGACTAAGTTACCATTTACATTTCCTGCTACATACAGCCAAGCAGTTGAACCGTTTGATACATATCCTTTTACCCTAAATGTATATCTTGTATTTGCTGTACAAGCTATAGTTCCGCAAATAGGCCATACACCCGGGGTACTTGTATTCTGATTAGATACTCCTTGTATGAAGTTTCCGTTTTGAGTAATTGTTACACTTTGGTTAGCCGCATAGTTTGAGAGTACGTTAGTTCCCGATAGTAAATTAGGACCTAACCTACTATACAAACTACTAGCTTCTAATTTTAATTGTAAACCTAATGTAGGAATTACTGGTCCTGTAGCTATACTCATAGTCCGTAAATCCCCTTCACAGAGTTAAAGTTTTGTAATATTTCGTTAGCGGTTAACGCACGATTATACAACATTACTGAATATATGTTCCCGCCAAATGAGCCGGCATATCCGCTTCCAAGTGTGATACTATTAGTACCTGTAACTACAGTACTACCGTAAGGGTTACTTTGTGTATTGCCTAAAACTCCGTTTTTATACCACGCTGTTTGACTAACGTTTCTAGTTATAGCTATTATTGCTGTCTCGCCTACTGTTACTGAAAACGGAGAATTATGCGAAGTATAAGTGGCTCCGTCTGTTCCGTTTATTCCGTAATAATAGTTAAAACTTGTATCATTTTCATGCGTAATAGTGCCGGCGCCGGCGTATGCTTGATTATACGGATTTCTTCTAGCAGAAGACGGAGACTGGTTTTTCATAGCTATTATGATTGTTTGTTCACTATTAAAATTAAACAATGATGAATTGAAGGGCAATGTTAGAGAGTTAGAAGAACCGTTGAAACTCATTGCACCGTCAGTTCCGTAAGTTAAACTGTTTATAGTTAGTGTATTATTTCCGGTTAAATCACGTAGAGCTGTTGTAGAAGATCGTGTAGTGTTTACATCAGGCCAGTATTTTGGATGTAATGAAGAATAATTTCCAGCCGCTAAGAATACTTTAGCCACAGACATTTTATCGTAACTAGTTGAGTACTGATAATAAAAAGACGCTAATCCATTCAGTGTGTTAGTTGTAGGTTGTGTGGTAAATGTGCCCCACGCCCACCACCAACCATCTCCTAAATGTATTCTATTAGATGTGCTGTGTACACCTGATTCAGTTACATAAGTTCCGCCATTGTACTCGTAACGATACATGTAGTTGCTACCAGTATAACCGGTATCATTTTTGTAAACAATACCGTAAGTATACAAAGTAGAAGGCGATACAGAACAAGAACCGTAACTAAAGAAATTAACACAACACCATGATGATACAGAAGGGTAATTATTTTGTATCTGACATGTTTGAACACGCATAGTTCCTAGCCCTGGTACAAAAGTAGTTTCAGAACCACTTATCATATTATAACCAGTGCCAGATGTATTAATTGGTGCGTTATAAGATATTAAATTTGTTATTGGAGGGCCTTGGTAAGATTGTATGCTATTTTGATTATAGTAAAACACTAGACCGTTTGTAACGCTATTTGGAGAAGTATTAATGCTCATCTTCCAAACCTCCCCCTATGTACATTATATAATGATGTTACTTCTGTGCTAGTCAAGTGTCCTTTCCAAGCCGTGAATAATGCTAATTTTCCTGTGTACAAACTGCAACACGCACTTCTTACTAACCCCGGTGCTGCCGATGTAGATCCTACTTGCGGAGCACTTAGTGACATAGCACCTTGATATACACCATCCAGATAAGCAACAACTCTAGGAGATCCAGTTTCTAATCCTTGCCTATCAAATACAGCTACTACATTGTGCCATAATGAATTATCCCACGACGATACATGAGGTATCGAAGTTTCACTATATGGCAATCCGCATAATACATAAGTTCCGGTTTGCATAGCGCCAAATCTGTATCCATCGCCGCCGCCACTATTAGAAAATAATCCTATTTGTCCTGCTGACGGTGGATTTTTAACCCAACAGCTAAATGTAAAATTTCCGTATGTAGGAATCATGTTGGATGAAAATGTAAATCCTAAAGAGGCAGCTGACGACGAAGCTCCGGTGACAGCACTAAAATCAAAACAACCGCCGCCGTCCGTACTATTGTAAGTGACAACACCATAAGTTGTACCGATAACTGCATTGCTATCTTGACTGTACAAGTTAGCTCTATTGGAGTTTGTTTTAGGATTGAAAGTAGTAGCTGTACTGCCTAATTCTACCTGAATGCCGTCAACCCACATATTGGTACTAGCATTGTAATTGTCAAATCGAACTTGAATATAAGCTGTGGTAGCTTGTGTTGTAGTGTATGTTCCGGTTACTTTAGTCCATCCGGTAGTTACATTATAATATGTCTGACCATAAGTTGAATAGTTGCCTGAAGAGTTTGCTTCAAAAATTAACATCGATGCCGTAAACGCACTAGATCCTTTAACCCAATAACTAACTGTCCAGGTTTGGCCTTGTACTGCAGGCGCAAGGTTCCAAGTTGAACTATTGTAAGTTCCTACATATGCTGAATTTGGCGTAGCTGAACTTACCGCCATCTTTAAAGGAATTCCGCCAGCAGGGCTGTCGGTAACTGTTGTGTCTCTTGATAGTGTTGCTTGATATGCACCTGCTGGAACAGCCCACGATCCAACATCTAAAGGATTAGGATGTACATTCTGACTCCAACTTTTTGGGTTGGCTGCGTCTATATACAAAACGCAGTTGTCCATTCTAGGTACTTGTGGATTATACGATACTGACATTCCATAATCCTTTAGGGCAACTTTTTAATACCATTGTTGTGATTACCTGTACTTGGCAGTTACACAATTTACAAGTATTAGGAATATCAGGAGGGGCAGATAAGTCTTCACAGCCACGACAAAATTCCATACGAGACTCGTACACTTTTTCATCTACAAAAAAATCTGGCGTAAATATCCCTGGGTTACTTTCTAAGATATTTGCTATTTGTAAATTTGCTTTATGATGAGAACAAGCTTCAGCTAGAGTAGTAAACTCTTGGTTTTTATACGCTGTAACAGCTTGTTCCACTTTTTTTAAAATAACACTCATAATTTAGATATCTTTAAGCGTATGTAGCGTTTGTTGTATACCATTGTGTAGCACTAAATGAAATAAATTCGATTGTAGCACTAGAGCTTAACGCAAACGCAACGTTGGAACCTAACGAATTAATTTGAGCTCCTGTATTTGGATAAACGTTTAGTGAGTTTGCTCCGCTATTTCTTACTAACACTCTTGTACCAAGTGTAGGTGTGGGTAAAATAACTCCTGTACTTGCCGCAACGGTAGTCACTTCTATCAAAGGTCTAGTGATAGCTAATGCGGTTGCTTGTGTAGATCCTGCGGCAGTTGCTCCTGATTGAACACCGTAAGATACAAATCCGCCATACTGCGCCATTTTAATAACACCTGTATCTAATACTTCTATAGACGGAATGCCTGAAACATCGTTTACAGAAAATATAGTTCCACTTAATGTGTTTGAAATACTAAGTAATTGTCCTGCGCTACCTTCAAAACTGATAGTTCCGCTATTGGTAGGATACACTTTCATTGTTATATTTTGTGCTGCCGTGCTAGCATCAGCTCCCGAAAATACAATTTTAGGATCTGTTGTGCTATCGCTCCTAGCCGGTGTAATAACAATATTTTTATCTGAATGTGCCATTTTTATTCCTTATCTATTTCAACTTGAAGTTTTTCAACGTCTTTACGTTCTGCGAACACAATGTAGAAACAGTTTACGTTTCCGCCAAGGATAGCATCGTTGTCAATGTAAATCTTTCCACCTTCAATTTTTTCCACATATAATTTTTGGAACTTGCCAATAGGTGTTAGATTAACAGTTATTGTATCCATATCAACTAGCCCAGTCCAATAATCTGGTAGTTCAATAATTCTACTATCTGTTAGCTTGCCTCTTACATAAACACCGTTCTCTGGACCTTCTAAGCTACCATAACGAAGTTTCATTCCTGGTTTAGTTGGGTGGTCAATCAAGAAGCTCTTTGTTGTAGCCGCAAACGATCCGTTAACCGCAAGTTTATATCCTTGGTCGGTGTCATTATTCCAACCAATACTCATGTTACCTGTGGAAGCTACAGACCAGCGATACTGACTTTGACCCCTATCATACAAAATAAATGTATTAGAGTTAGTTCCTTGGAATTCCCAAGAATTACCAGTACTTGGTTTAAATTCTAAACCAGCACTAGTCGAACTAGACTGTACACGAAGCTGTGTATAAGTGGAGTTAACAATGTTTAATCCAGCACCACCTGATCCTAACGAGGGTGATGTAGTGTTAATACCAACACTTCCGTTAGTATCAAATACCATTCTTTGAGTAGTATTAACTAAAATTGATACTGGGTAGTTGTTGTATGTTCCAACGAATCCACCCGGTGTTGTTCCGCTAACAGCTTGCCACGAATCATGAGCATACATACCCATACGTACTGTGTTAGTTTTTACGTGAACTCTAGCGTGAGGACCGCCGTGTACGTTTAATTGTGTATTCCAACTGTCATAGTTAGTAAATGTTTCGCCTATTGAGATACCACTGCTTGCGCTATTAATAAAAGAATTACCACGTCCTGCTACAGTAGAAAGTGTTTCACTTGCCGCTGTACCTGAAATGTTAATACTCCAAGTTCCTGAGTTATAAACAACTTGTGTTCCACCGTTAACATATAAGTTACCGGCAAAGTATCCACGGCCGTTATCAGAATCTAAGAACCAACGTGCTGTTCCGTTAGAAGCACCGTACAATCCCCAAATGTTTACCGGCACACTTCCTGGTTGGCCGATAGCAGTACCACCTGAATATCCATAACCGATACCGTACATAGTGCCAAGGCTTGTTGTACCTGGAACATACGATCCGCCAATACTATAAATTGCGCCGGAAGTATTAGTTGTTTCAACTGTGCTATAGTTGCCGTCTAAATAACCAACACCTGACGCTGTGCGTTGTATCTTTCCGCCAACACTTAATGTACTGTTGAAGTTACCTGTTGTACCATAAAACGCTCCACTAACTCCAACACCACCTGTAACAACTAAAGCGCCAGTTGATATGCTTGAACTTGTTTGATTGAATAAAACGTTTAATCGTCCTGCGTTAGCACTACCAACGTTGATTGTACCTGTTGTTACGTTAGAATATTCGTTTACTGTACCAGTAGTTACGTTTGTTTGTAGTGTTGCTGTTCCGCCTGTACCGTTAGCATAAATTTGTAAAATGTTATTTTGTGTATTAGCACCAATGTTAACTGTAGTTGCGGCCGCTGTTGAACCGATGCTTGCTGTAGTTGCGTTTTGTAATACAGCTGACGAACTTAATACATCGGTTGTGCTAATTTTGTAAGTTTTAGAACTAGCGATATCAACGTTTTGATTACTTGTCCAAGCTGTGTTAGCGTTTACATAGTTCCAGGTTTTGTTTGATGTACCTAAAACAGTTATACCACCACCGTCAGCACTAGCATCTGTAGCACCACTTGAACTTACTGTTACGTTACCGGTTGTTCCAGTTGTAACAGCGCTCATTGTAACTTGCGTTAAACTGTCAACACTAGAAATTGTTCCGTTAATTACTGGGGCACCGCTTTGTGTACTTGTAATCGTTAACGTTTGTCCTGCTAACAAACCAGTAGTAGTGCTTGAACCAATAAATGCTAAAACAGCACTACCGTTTGTAGCAGTAACAGTTAGTCCTGTGATAACTGCTACGCTGGCTAATTCAATATTTTTATCGTCAATTGTAACTGTACTACTGTTTAATGTAGTTACGGTTCCGTTAACAGTTAAGTTGCCGCCAACAGTAACGTTGCTAGAGAATGTTATTACACCAGTGTTGTCAATGATAAATCTATCAACCATTGAGTTAGCAGTTGCGCCTGAGGATCCGGCAGAAGCAGTTTGGAATACAATGTTACCACTGCCTCCGTTACCTGTACCGTTACCTGCTTGAATAATAGTATTTGAACCAGTTATGTTAGTTCCGACTGCGGCTCCTGACTTAAATGTAGCAACACCGCCAGCGGCTGATGTTTGGGCATCACCGCCTTTAAATGTTGCGGCACCGCCAGCACCACTTGTGGCACCACCAATACCGCCGCTAACAGTTAATGTTGATCCTGAACTAGTTGCGCCAACAGCACCTGGTGTTAATGTTAAATTACTTCCAGTTTGTGTGTTAATAGTTGTTGCTGTAGATGAAGCACCAACTGTTAATGTTGAAGTATTTGCCGCTACAACTTGTACAGGTGCAGCACCTGCTGTCATAGTTTTTAATACTAAGTTAAAAGATTCAGCACCGTTAGTAACGTTAGTAGATAATGATTCAACACTTGCGCCAGTTACTGCTGTACCGGCAGCGTTTTCTGTAATAAATTGAACGCCAGTACCAATACCAACTGCGGCAGTTCCTGTAGTAGTATGACTAAATTTGATAGGATAGCCAATACCGTTAGTACTGGCATCGTCTAATGTAAACGTATATGTATTTGGAACATACGATGTGTTAGCATTATAAGTTACTGTATCCGATGATGCGTCACCTAATGTAGTATTGCCGTTAACTGCTAATGCTCCACGAACTGTAACAGTTTTGTTTGTACCGCCCATACTAATATCTGCGGCTTGTCCAAAGTTAATAACTGTAAGGTTTGCGTTAAAAATACTTGCTGTACCTGTTGAAGTACCTGCGATTGAAGGAGCAGTACCATTCATATTGAATGTTGTACTACTATTGTTCATTGTTAACGCTGGGTTAGCTACTGTTGTTGTACCTGTTGTTGCGCCAATGTTAACTGATGTGCCAGCGCCAGCAATATTAACTGTTGTAGCATTAGTATTAAACAAATTACCTGTGGCAGCGTTAGTTGTTAATATTGCTGTTCCGCCTGTAGCGTTACCATAAATTGTTATTTTACTGTCGCCGCCTGTAGTTCCAACAAAAAGGTTAGCACTGGCGCCGCCAATGTTAGTTGTAGTGGCGCCGCCTCCTGCTATCCAAACTGTGCCACCGCCTGCAACGTTGTTGAATAGATACACATTACCGGTTGTTACATCGCTTGTTACAACAACAGATCCGCCGGCAGTACTACCAATTTTAAAAATGTTACCAGTAATAGCAGGACCAAATGTTAATGTACTCAATGCGGCAGCATTTACACCAACGTTTACACCTGTTGCTACGCCGAACGCATTAACAGTCGTACTTGTTGTATTCCATAAGTTAACAGAAGTCTGAGATCCCACTACTGTTGGGTTGTTAATTGTTGTTGTGCCAGTTGTTGCACCAATGTTAACTGATGTACCTGCGCCAGCAATATTAACAGTTGTTGCGGTAGTATTGAACAAACTACCTGTAACCGCATTGGTTGCTAGTGTTCCTGTTCCTGCTGTAGCATTACCTCTAATAGTTAACGTACTGTCGCCTGTTGTTGTACCAACGTTAACACTACCAGCTACACCTGCTAAATTAATTGTGCTGGCGCCTGAACCTACACCAATATTAACTGTACCAGTAGTTAAACTTGCCCATTGATTAACAGTACCTGTAGTTACATCAGTTGTTAAATTAATAATTCCGCTAGCTGTGCTGGCAATTTTTAAAATATTACCTGTAATAGCACCACCAACTTGTGCGGTTGTTATAGCAGAGGCAGAAGTGCCAAGTTGAACTGTTCCGCTTGCGCCAATATTAATAGTTCCTGTAACAGATTGCCATTCATTGACTGTTCCTGAAGTTACATCAGTTGTTAAATTAATAATGCCGGCTGCTGTACCTGATACTTTAAGAATGTTACCGGTAATGGCTCCACCAACTGTCGTTGTTGTTAACGTTCCTGTACTTGTACCTAAATTAATTGTGGTACCGGCTGCTTGAAGGTCATTACCTACATATAATTTTTTAGCTATTGCTACACCACCTGCGGTGTTTATTGACGCACTTGTATCTGACGAGCCAGTTGCATCAGTTGCGCTTTGAATTGTGGCCTTTTCCGTGACGGTAAGGCCGTTTTTAACGACGAAATCAATAGTTGCCATTTGGTTTCACTCTCCACCAGTATGTTGTATTTATTAGATAGTGTTTAACGTTCTCACTACCCTTACTTTAATTGTATCACCTGCTGTAGGTGTTGCTGTTAGTTCTAAGTTAGCACCGTTAACTGCCGCAGTGAACACTACCAAACTTGCTCCTGTTTTTACCACACCGTAGTCAACCATTTGGGCTGTTGATCCGTTATGGATTACTAAAACTTCGCTTACTTGATATGCGCCGCTGTCAGTACCTGCTGTACAAGAAACTTGTAAAATATACTTGGCACTTCTATATGTAGCAATAGCAAAACTGCTGACTACTGTAGCTGTTGTAATACCAGCTGTTTCGGCAGAGCTGTTATAATTCTGAGAATTTAATGCCAATGTACCAACAGACGATGTACTAGTTAAAGCTCCAATGTTAACTGTTCCAGTAACGCTGGTAAAGATATTTGCTGTACCCGAAGTTACATCAGTTGTTAAATTGATAGTTCCCGTAGTTGTGCCTGCTACTTTGAGGGTGTTACCTGTAATTGCGCCGCCAACCTGAACTGTAGTTGTCGCACTAGCACTGATACCTAATTGAATTGTTCCGCTAGCGCCAATTCTTGTTGTTCCTGTAATTCCTGTAAAGATATTACCTGTACCAGTTGTAACTGGAGTAGTGATGTTAGTTGTGCCGGTAGCAGTAGAGTTAATAGCTAACGTATTATTTGAGTTAACGGCTGTTGCTACAACCAATGTTAAATCGTTTGTTGGAGTTGCGCCGCCTAAACTTGTTCCAAGAATAGTAAGAGTTTGGCCAACATAGTAACTTGTGCCGCCAGTCGCTATCGTTATAGTTGCTACAGTTGAATAAGTTCCAGCACCTGTTGTTGTAACGTTGAACGTGCCGCCTGAACCTAACGGAGCTGTACCAGAAGAATTATGACTTAATCCAGTGTAAGTTCCTGCTCCGGCTGCTGTACCTGATACTGTAAATGTTGTTGTACCTTGTACCAGTGCACCGCGTGTGCTAGAACCTAATGTTACAACCTGAGCGCCGCCACCGTTTGTACCAATGTTAATAGTGCCGCCTGTTGTTGTAGCACTTGCTGTGTTAGCAATGTTTAACGTAGCCGCAACACCAAACGCACTAACTGTTGTAGCAGTTGTGTTAAACACGTTAGCTGTTGTTTTAGTAGTTGTCAAATCTAAAGTAGTTGACGAACTGCTTGACGCAATAGTCATGCGTTCTTGTGAGGTAGCTTGTGTAGTACCAGAACTACCAGTAGTACCTGTTCGGAAAATAATGCTTCCGTTAGTTCCTGAACCCGATGCTAAACCACCTTGTATTGTTAACGAAGCGCCGGCAATATTTGTACCAACACCGTTTTCGCCTTTTAATGTTGCGCCAACTGGAGTTCCGCTAGCTTCACTGCTACCAAATGTAACGTTTCTATTTTTCAATAGCAATGTACTATTTTTAACAATAGTACCAGCACGAGCAGTATTATTAGCTGTAGCCGCTGTAGTTATATTAAACGCAAATGTTATCGAATTTGCGCCTGCTGTTGTTACAGGCCAAGTACCATCTACGTTTGTAATACCAGAAGTAGCAATAGTTACTTGGTCACCTGTTTTGATTCCCATACTTGTACAAGTATCAGTAAATGCGATAGGAGTTGCGCCAGCAATAATACCTGTAACTGCTTGACTGAGGTATACTCTATTTCCATCTAAACCAGTTACTACGGTGTTTGCTGGTATGTATGAACTACCTTGTACCAACATACCTGCTCTAACGCCTGCTGTTACTGGGCTAGACGAGAAAGCTAACCAAGTATCTGAAGTAGCTGTGGTTGTTCCTAAAGCCAAACCTACTGCGCCAATATATACTGTTCCAGTACCAGCTGCTGTTCCAATGTTTGAACCAGCATTTGAATATGTAAAGGTTGTTGCGTCGCTGACTGTGACTGAAGAACCTACAGTATTGTAACTGGCGTCAGATAAACATACGATAGTTACAGTATCACCTGTTGTTAATCCGTGGTTAACTGTTGTTACTACTGTTGCTGTATTAGAAGAACGAGCTACTGTACTAATAGTTGCGCCTAAACCAAGGTTAGCTGTAACTGTGATAGAAGATGCACCACCTGTTGTATAACTCTTAACGTTTGATGTAAACGCTTCTGTAGCTGTATTAGAACCAATAGCTATGCTTGTTGCCGCGCCACCAATACTAACAGATTTTGTATTAGTATTGAAAACCATAGTTTGAGCAGTTGACGTTGTTGTTAAATCTGCGCCTGTAATAGACACATCTTCAGCAACCGTTAGGCCTGAGCTCCACTGTGGAGCACTTCCTGAACTAGTCATTACTGTTCCAGCTACACCAATAGTAAGTTTATTCAATGTAGTTGTAGCAGACGCATACAGCATATCACCAGTTGTATATGTTACTAAACCAGTTCCGCCTACACTAACAGGTTGTGTTGTATGGTTAGCTGAATCTAATACGTAAGCAAGGTTTCTTGTTTGTAGTGTTCCAGCATCAATGACGCCAGCTTTAACTTGAACAGCACCTGCTGCCAATGTATCACCTAAACCAACAGCAAATTGTGTAGTATTGAAACTTGCTACACCAGTTGTTGAGAATCCGCCTGAACCACCAGTTACGTTAACTTTGTTTACGTCAAAAGTTAATGCTCCATAGAACGGACTAGCACCGTTACCAGTCAATGTCAAAGCACTATTGGACGCTAACTGTGCGCTTTGTACCGCAGTAGCCCAAGTGCTGTCTCCGCGTAAGAACGAATAACTGTTAGCTGAACCTGTCGCTAATCTTGATGTGCTAACAATACCAGAAATAATATTACTTGCGTCAATGTTAGTTGTTACAAGGCTGTTCCAGTTGTCTCTTGCTTGACTACTTGTGTTTACTGTTCCTGTTACTTTAATACTTGCTTTAACAACGGTAATTGTTCCGCTACCTGTAGCTGTTAAATTGCCTTCTCCTAATACAATACCTGCTATACTGCTTAAAGCGTCAGCACGTAAGGCGTGTACTGTGAAACTGTTTGTAGTAACACTACCAACGAACCAGAATGTATTTTGAGCGATTTGAACGCTACTTTCGTATGGTAAGTCTGGTCCTAAAATACGGAAGGCATCACCTGTGACAAAACCGTGTGCTGGAACACTAAATGTATTATTGACAATGTCTACGGCTTTTCTAGTCAATGTATGACCTGAACCTGTAGAAGATGAAATAATCATTATTGAACCTAGATTGTAATTGCTATACAATTCTACAGTTGTGCTGTTAATAACTTTTACATAGTAAACGTTATTGGTGATCAAGCCGCCCAATGCTGGATCGGTTCCAGGATTGTATTGTACAGGATCGCCATCACCAAAACCGTGTGCCGATGATGTTGTGATTCTGTTAGTTACTGTATCAACACCGCCGCCAGCGCCAGTTGATCTAGCATCAAACGTTGCTGTCAACGTAGTTGTGGCAGTAAATGTTGCTACAACACTTGCGTTATGCTCGACAAAGTCAGGAGCGCCTGATGTAGCAACGAATGTTTGTCCGCCAGTTAAATTCAAATAGACACGTTTTTCAACGGCACTAACTGTAATTTGGAATCCAGCGCCTGCGCCAATGTCAGCTGTGCTTGCTGATAGTATGTTGTTGATAGCATAACCAGCGCCACCAAATACAAGGTCAACGTTTGTTACAGCACCAGTCGCAACAGTGATGTCAGCCAAGGCACATACACCAGTACCTGTTACACTGGTCAATGGAACTCTGTAATAAGTTCCGTTTGTATATCCGCTACCGCCTGTTAATCCTGTAAAGTTATTAACTACAGTAACAACACCGCTTCTGTATTCTGTAAACTCACCTTGGCTCAATGAGTCAGCTGCAGTAACTACTGAACGAACTGTTCCTGTTTCTGTGGCAGGTGTAAAGAATTTTAATTCTGCTGATGAAGTTGATGCGACTGTCGATGCGCTCGGGAACGTAATAGTAAATGTTCTTGGGTTAACAGACATGTTAACCGCAGTAATTTTACTACCTTTTGGTATAGTACCTGCTACATCAAATACAAAATCGCCAAGAGTAATTGTTCCAGTTAGTGCCGCAGAAGTTACACTACCAGTCATTGTTGTGGCACTTGAAGCACCTGCTAGTGTGGCCGTTGCTGTTGTACTAGCTGAGGTAGAACTGTCCGATGCTGTGTTTGAATAGTAAAATTCTGTTGTACTTGTTACAGTAACATATTGAGTTCCATCAAAACTAGCTGTGCCTGCGTCAATTTTTACCGCATTACCTGAAGTAAAATTGTGAGCTGTTGTAGTTGTAACATACGCATTATTACTATATCTAAATGCTTTGCTAATAGATCCATTTGTATAAGTTGGATTCATTGAAGCATCTAATATCAAATACTGTCCTGTTACAGATGTTCTTAAGAAATAGTTACCAGTCGAACTAGAAGCTGCAGGAGCTGTACTTACTGTTACAGTTCCGTTAGTATCACTAGGAGTTCTGTCAGTACCAATGATCAAAGTATTAACACCATTGGTAAATGCTGTGTTGAAAGATGTTCCAACACTGCCAACAATGATACTTGTAGCACTTGTATAACTAGATTTTAATCGTCCACTAGCACCGCCATAGTAAATTGTACCTTGTACAGTAGCTACACCTGGATTGATACTTGAAAATACTTCAAAGCTACCAGCGCTAGAACGATTAACTAACCATACACCGTTGTATGTGCTAGGTGTAACACCTTCTAACAATACATAAGAATTTCGAGGAACAGTTACCGCACCACTGTGAGTAACTGTGAAACTATTTGATCCGCTAGTAATTGCTGTAGTTGCTGTGTTACCAGTTGTTTGGAAAATAGCAGTTCCAACATTTGCTGTAATAGGATCACTAAGTGTAAGTTCTTGTTGTTGGAATGTTTCTGTAGCAATATCACCCGCTAACATATCGTTTGCAGGAACATCGTCAACTTGATATAAACGACTATCTAAACCACCTGAGCTAAAGTTTGTAAAGCTACGGCTTGTTGGAATCAAGTCACTATTAATCTGTCCGTTACTGTTCAATTGAACTAACGATCCTGGGATAGCATTGGTTGATACGTTTTTATCAAGTACGTTACCTAAGTGGTCTTGTGTATAAGTGTAAACAGCTAATTGTGTACTGATACGAGAATCTTTAGGACCGCCAGGTTCGCTGTTACCCATTTCAATGTCAGTACTGATACTTTCAACGGTTACACCACCGACACCTAATCGTAGTACGTCAAGTGTATCAACGGTAATCTTGTTAGTAAATGTTACGTTACCTGTTCTGTTATAAGCAGTAATAAAGTTACCAACTTTAAAGTCACCCAATTCGTTAGTACCCGATGTATAAACTTGTCCACCGTTTTCAGCAACTTGTTCGTATGCCGGTATACCTTTGCCACCGTTTTGTGGTAGCGCATTATAGTCAGTACCCGAACCGGCATATTCCCATGTGTGTCCAGAACTGTTTGTAATACTTGGACGATGGAACCAAATTCTCTTACCTGGCATTCCTGTTGTGTTTGTTAACTGGCCGCCTGTAAGTGTTGAAGCAATATCAAATGTTGCTCCGTATAAATCAGTTCTAGTAGTTACAGAACTAACTGTATAACTAACCGATGCGCCATCTACTAAACTAATAGTAGTTCCAGCATCAAACAAGTTACGTGTTTCTGTTAAACCAATAGTAACTGTGTTAATACACAATACTAATGTTCGTGTTGTGCTATCGTAACTGTAAACAAAACCTTTACATGGATAACCACCACCGCCAACGCTGTTTGTACCTACAACTTCGTCTCCTGCTGTAAATGAGTATCCGCTTCCGCTACCAGATGCTAATACAACATTTTGGAATGTATTGTGAGTATCTGTAACGGTGTTAACTGTAATTTCAAAATCTTGTTTTCTAAAATACTGTGTTCCTGATCCAACAAAAGTAACATCGACTAAACGTGTTAAACTAGTGTCGTAATATAGTTGGAATGTATCAGCAGTTAGTCTCTTAACATAAAATACGTCGCCTGAATATAATCCACCTATTTGAAGATTTGAATCAGCATCATATGTAACTACGTCTTGGTTAATAAAACCGTGGGCAACGATAGTAAAAGTATCTGATGTTGGGTCAACATCTGTGCTGGCATCAAAGTCAACTTCCAAATATGTTGGCAATGTATTTTTAAATGTACTTGTTAAATCTGCTCCAACACCTTGTTCTGAAATGTAGTTAGTTACCGCAGTTTCAGTAGTTGCTTTATTACTTTGGAAGTTAGAGAAAATGTTGGTTAGACTCGAGTTAACCCAAGTTGTATCTGGTAATATTTCAGTGATTGTATTTGTAATACTGTTTACATAGTCATATATTTCTTGGATACGTGCATCTGTAAACGATGCAGCCCCAGCACTACCACCAGTACCTGAACGATCTTGTGCTGTTGTATTACCTGTTGTTACTAATACAAGGTTTCCTTGTACAACACTATTAATAACAGATTTAATTCTTGCTAATACAGCAAGTAACGCAGTCTTTTGACCGCCTGGTTCTACTAATGTATTTGTTAACTGGTTGTAATACGCTCTTGCGGCTACAATAGTTTCTAAGTTGCCGCCGTAAGTTAAATCGTAAGTAAGAGCTTCAATAATGTAACCAATGTCACGTGTACATTTTGCTTTGTCGGCTGTACTTAAAAGACTCCAAATACTATTGTACGTAAATGCCATGTACGCAGAAACTTCGTCTTTAATAAATTGTGTGTTAGCTACAAGTAATCGACGTCCGTTAAAATAACCAACATCGTATCCGTCTGGGTCTACTAATGTTGTTTCTGGAACAGCATTTAATCCTCCAACAATAATACTATTAATAGTATCAATATTATTGATAATAAATGTTGAAGCGGCTGTGTCAGCGTTATCTTGGGCAATTAATTCTGTTTTTAAATAGTTAAAGGCAGTAATTGTTGCCGACTGTTGTGTTGTTGTAACTACTGATGCTTGTGATCTTAAGTAACTTCTACCGGCAGAAATAGTACGGAAATTTCCGCCAAACATTAAGTCGTAACCGATCGCATCGATGATATATCCAACGTCTCTCTTACAAGTTACGACATCGTAACTTAATGGTTCGTAGAAACGACAAATAAATTGTTCAACCGGGCCGTTCACACGAGTCCAACCAAACGCTGTAATATTCTGTACACTTCCTGAACTACCAGTTGAGCCAATGTAACCTTTATCAAACTCGAACGCATTAGGACTGTAACCACTAGCACGTAGCGCATACAATCCAAAGTTGGTCGCAGAGTTAGTAATAGAACAGTAACCACCAGACTGGGTGTAGGTACCGTTTAACATGAAAATCTGGAAACATGATACTAACTGAACATACGCATCATTAATAACACGCCAACCTGTTCCGCCGAAGCTAATCATAGTAAAGGCGTTAGCAACCATAGATTTACCTTGGCTTGGTGCTGGGCCTACTACAGGATTTTCTGCTTCGATTTGATTAAATGGATCGTTCGGTGTTGTTACAAGATTACCGTCAACTAATACACCGCTTGCTCCTAAGAAAGATAATAAAGTACAGTTCTGGATATAAGGAGATTGTGTAATAATAGGTTTAGTAGTTGGAAGATTTGTATATCCGTCACGATCTGTTGCTTCATCTGATGGATCATCAAAGGACACCGCATAAGCAAATGTGTAACTTGGAACACCATCGTTTAATCCGTCTCGGAATGTAACTTCACCGAAATATGTACTATTGCGTACACGTAACAAATCTCTTCCGGCATTCATCGGACGAATGTTAACTGAACGTAAACTATCACCTTTAACAGTTACGTTGTCTGGAATAATTACTGGGTTATCGATATAGTAATCGCCTGCACTAACGATAAGGTTAATACGTGTGCCATTTGGGATACCGTTAGAGTCATATACTAAAGCAGACGCAAGTTGTAAACCACGTTTAATAGTTAAAACTGGTGCTGTTATACCGTCGTTAGCATCGTCACCTTTGACAGCACTAACATAAATTCTATTGCTACCAAATGTATCTACATCACCCCAATCAAGGTTTCCAGCGCCGTCTGTTTTAATAACTTGGTTAACTGTTCCTGTAGCAGTAGGCAGTCTTAATGTATAACTTGCGGATAACGAATCTGGTGCGTTGATGCTGACATAGTTTGAGCCATTAGATCCTAGCTCTTTAAATTTAATATTTTTAGCATTTTCAATAACAGTATCTTGTGTAAGGCTTATTTGGTTGCTTACCATTGATCCTACTTGTGTACCATCTGCCGTAAATGTGATAGTACCATTAGATCCAGTATCGCTTACTGTTACATTAGTATCTTGTGCGTAAATGCTTGCTGTAATATCGACGACTGTATCAGCGTCATTCTTCATGTAGATTTTAGCATCTGCGGTGTTTAGTGCTAATTCACCTGCTGCCAAATCGCCTGGTTGTGGGACTTTTCCAGATACGCTGGAACGTTTGTGCTTAATTGTAGATGCCATCTCGTTATCCTATATAGGTCGGAGCAGAGCGGGTTTCCCCGCCGCCCTCTTAATAACTTCCACCGTCGATAACGTCTGTCCAAACAGGAACATTACTTGCGTCGGTTGTTAAAATTCCATAACTTGTTGTTGCGTTTGATCCTGGATTGCTTGCGGCTGTTACACCTACAGGGTCTGTTCCATTTCCAAATACAACACCATTTGTTGTAATTGTATTTAATCCTGTACCACCATACTGAACTTCCAAATTAGTAGTTAAGACTAAATGTTTGATATTAACTGTACTACCAGTACCGCCTAAATTGATTGTACTTGCGCCAGCTGTTGCTACATTAACTGTACCAGTTGTAACGTTGCTAAAGACGTTAACTGTACCAGTTGTAACATCGCTTGTTAAGTTAACTGTACCTGAAGCAGTACCAGCAATCTTTAAAATGTTACCTGATATTGCTGCACCAGCAACCACTGTAGTATTAGCACTTGTGCTTGTTCCAAGATTAATAGTACCTGAAGAACCAATGTTAATAATACCAGTTACTGATTGCCAAGCGTTGACTGTACCGTTAGTTACATCAGTAGTATAGTTGATTGTTCCGTTTGAAGCACTTGCTACTTTGAAAGTATTGCCTGTGCTTGCTGGGCCAAATGTTAATGTACTTGCGCTTGCGGCATTAGTGCCAACATTTACTGATGTTGCTACACCGAACAAGTTACCAGTTGTAGCATTTGTATTGAATACGCTTGCGGTACCTGTCGATGTTGTAACAATGCTTGGGTTTGCTCCGTTCATGTTGAACGTTGTAGCATTTGTACCTGTGATTGTTGGGTTACCAACAGTTAATGTACCTGTTGCCGCGCCAATATTAACCGCTGTACCTGCGCCAGCAAAATTTACAGTTGTAGCAGTTGTGTTATAAACATTCTGTGTTGTATTGCTACCAACAATAGTATCTGGGCGTGTAGTTAAAGTTGCTCCAGATGCGTTACCAATAGTTATTGTTGTACCAGCACCAGCAATGTTAACTGTTGTAGCAGTTGTATCAAATACTTTTGCTGTATCAGCATTAGTTGCCAATGTTGCTGTACCTGCTGTAGCATTACCTCTAACAGTTAATGTGCTATTGCCACCAGTTGTACCAATATTAACACCAGCACCCGTACCACCAATATTAGTTGTACTTGCGCCAGCGGTTGCTATATTAACAGTACCTGTTGTAATTCCTGTGTAAGCGTTAACTGTGCCTGTTGTAACATCACTTGTTAAATTAATAGTACCGCTTGCTGTTCCACCAATTTTAAAAATGTTACCTGTAATAGCAGGACCAAATGTTAACGTGCTAACAGAAGCCGCATTAGTTGCTATATTAGTTGAAGTAGCAACACCACTAAAGTTAACTGTTGTTGCCGTAGTGTTTAATAAATTAAATGTTGTCTGGTTGGTAGTGATGTCACCACCTTTAACTTGTAAGTCGCCGTCTAAAACAACATTGTCATTTTTAATAGTTACTGTACCGCTAGAACCTGCAGCACCTACAGCCATTGTTGTGGCTGCTCCACCAAAATTAATTGTTGTAGCATTGCCGTTTAACAAGTTAAATGTAGTTGCTGTTGTTGTTAAGTCGCCACCGTTAACAGCCAAATCGCCTGTAACAACAATATCTGTATTAACAGTTAAGTTAGCACCTACTGTTAAGTTTTTAGCAATACCAACACCACCAGTAAATTGTGCTGAACCTGTTGATGCTGTTCCTAAAGTATTGTCTGTTGTATTCTTAACTAATAATTTTGGAGTTGCTTCGATAGTAACACTTTCACTACCGTTACTTGTATCTGCTGTAATATAAGGTTGTGTATTTTCTGAAACTTGGAAAGCAATCGCTGTATTATCAGGAACATTAAATGTTGACACACCTGTCACTGTTAAAGTGTCAACCGTTCTGCTATCGCCTAATGTTGTGCTTCCTGCTACATTTAAATCTGTACCTACATACAATTTTTTACCAATACCAACACCGCCAGCAAATGTTGTCGATGCCGATATAGTGCTAGACGCATCAGTAGTATTTGAGAAAGCAACAAGTGGCAATGTGCCAAATGTTGTTTTTTCGGCTGCGTTAGATGTATCAATTCTGAAATAACTATTAGAACCTTCAGATATTGTAAAAACATCCGATGTGTTATCTTTTAAATTAAATTGTATATCGCCGTTAGCTGTGAATGTACTAGTTGTATCGCTACCAAATACAGAATTGATATTAACTTGTAAGCTGTTACGTATTGTGGTAGTACCTGTGCTGTCAGCAAGATTTAAAGTACTTGCTACACCAAAAGCGTTTACTGTTGTTGCGTTTGTGCCAAGTAAATTAAATGCTGTTTGGTTGGTAGTGATGTCACCACCTTTAACTTGAAGGTCGCCATTCAATACTGTATTAGCACTTTGGATTGTTAATGTACCAGAGCTTTCACCAATTGTAATATTTGTTGCCGCACGGAAAGCATTAACAGACGAAATAGCTGAATCAAATAATGTTAAAACACCTGTGCTAGAACTGCTAATAACAGGATTAGCACCATTTACTCTTACACTTGTTGCGTTTGCTAATGTAACAGTTGGGTTGTTGATTGTAGTTGTGCCAGTTGCCGCACCAATATTAACTGATGTGCCTGCGCCAGCAATATTAACTGTTGTAGCAGTATCATTTATTAAATTAAATGTGCCTTGATTTGTTCCTAACGATGTTCCGTGTACACTTACATCGTTATTAACAGTTGTAGTGCCGCTTGACGAACCAATATTAACGTTTGTACCAGCACCTGCTAAGTTAACTGTAGTAGCAGTATCATTTACCAAGTTAAATGTAGTTGCCGCAGTTGTTAAATCACCACCATCGATTCCTACATCACCAGCAAAAGTTACTTTGCTACTGTCAACTGTTTCAGCACTTGTTGTAACTTTGTTCAAATATCTGTTTTCAACAAACGTTGAAACAGCATATTGTGTAGGAGCAGTATTATGATCTACTAAGCCTGTGCTAGCAATCATGTTAGGACTATCACTAACTTCTCTTAGTTGAACACCTACTGGAATACCGTTACGTCTAAACGGACCGATGCTAGCTAAACCGCTTAGGTTTAACTTTTCTGCGTCAATTGTAATCTCGCCAGTAATAGCATTAACAGTAAAATACTGTCCAATTCTATAATTACCAATTTGGTCACTTGTTACTGTGAAACACTTACCTTGATCGATTTCTACTCGTTCTTTAGTTGGATCTGGTTCACCGCCAAAGAATGGTAGGGCATTATATGTGACGCCTGAACCTACATATTCAAGAGCGGTACTTGCTGTAGAAATTGTACTTACGTTATAGAACTTAGCTTTTGTTCCGCTAGCAACAGACATAATTGGTGGTGTAAACAAGACTGTAATATAACCACCATAAGTATTATTCAAATACTCAATAACACCGTCTTGAATTGTTAATGTATCAGCTAAGATTGTTTCTCTTATTGTAGCTAGAGAACCGTCACCTAAACTATAGTTAGGTGGGGTTTCGGGATCAGGTACATAACCTGTTCCATGATCAACAACATCAATTAAAATTTGTAGCAACTCTTCGCATCGCTGTGCTGGGCCGTAAGATGGATTTGGGCTTCCTGCTGAAATAGATGTGTCTTGTGCTTGGCCGTTGCCTACACTTGGAGTTAATGTTACATTTTGTACAATATCGCGAACTATAGATTGCCAATATTCATAGGCTGCTTTAGTTTGTTCGACTTGACCTCTGATAACGTCACCGTTAGCGTATGCCAATGCAGCTATTCTAGTCTGGCTATTACCTTCGTAAATCAAATCATAAGTCATAGCATCGGTAATGTAACCAATGTCTCTCTTACAAGTTGTTTCGTTGTAGCTAAAATTACCGTATGTTTCATCTAACCATGTTGTAGTATCATAGGCAATCTTATCATCTTCATTTAAAATAGCTAGTCGATAACTATTTTTAAGTTTATAGTTGATACCTTTGCTATATGTCGGCTTTTGAACAGCTGGTGCAGCACTTTCTCCGCTAACAATAACATCAATGATAATTTGTATCAAGGCTTGAGCTTCAGTTCCTGCGCCAGCACTGCCTGCTGTTAGGCTAACATCTTGTGTGCTTGTGTTGGAAGCAGACTTAGTCCAACCAAATACATCTGCTTGGATAATGAATGGGATGATGGTTTGTAAACGTGTAAATGTTGAAATAAATTCTGGAGTTTCGCCAACAACAACGTTTACTGCCGAGCCGTTATAGTATGCTAGTGCGGCTCCAACGGTAGCACTATTACCTCCGTAGTATAAGTCGAATGCCATAGCTTCAACAATATAACTTACGTCACGACGGCAAGTAGTTGCGTTATATCCAGGAATTGTTCCTGGGCTTAACGTATCGTTAATATAAGCAATTAATTCATCGCCGATAAATGTTTTATTAATTTCAAGTTGTGCGGCTGCGTCGTCGTAACCTGCAGCAACAGGAGTCAATGGACTAGTAAATGAAGTTGTTGGAGCACCTGAGCCGCTTACCGCATCAATGATGCTTGTAATGATTGCCATGCTATTAGTAATAGCTGTTTCTGTTCCGCTATCTGAAATTAGTGCTAATGCTCGATCTCTGGCATAGTTTAAACCAGCAATCGTTTGAGATTTTTGATCATCTGTTACTGTACTTGTGTAACTTCTAATATAAGATAACGCTGCAGTTTTAGTCCAATAATTTGTTCCAAATATGTAATCTGTTAATACAGCATCTAAAATTAATTTTACATCTCGTCCGCATTTTACTTTGTCGTACATGAATGTACTGTATGTATTGTTAATCCATGCGGCAACTTCTTCTTGTATAAAAATTTTATTAGCTTGTAAAATATTTGCGGCTTCTACATAACCAGGTTCGGCACCTGACGGTGTAGAAAAATTAGGAATGCTTGCGCCTGATAATCCTAAATTAATAATATTAGTGACAGCGTCGAAGCCTGCGGAAATAGCAGTTTGAGCTGATACGTTTGCTGTATATGTTAACGCAAGATCTCTGGCTTGATTAATACCGTCGATAGTTTGTGTCTTTTGAGAGCTTGTAACTTTACTTGAATAACTTCTTAGGTAAGCAAGGCCTGCTGTAGTTGCCGCAAAGTTAGTACCAAACACCATGTCTGTAAGTACAGCATTTAGAATAATGCCTACGTCACGAGAACATTTTTGAGCGTCGTAATAAAAACTTAGATGTGAGTCGCGTGTACTGTTTACATAGTACGCATTAGGATCACCGTCAAATATAGCAATACTACCTACTTGTGGTTTATTTGCTAATTGGTGTACATCAATTTGTAAATTCTTTGATAGGTTAGCTGTTGCTACAGCACCGTTAGCTGGAGAGAATGTAACCTCAGGTTGGAAGTCATAACCGTAACCCGGATCGTCAATGTTAATGTTTGTTATAACTCCAAGTATTGGATCTATAACTGCGGTAGCTGTTGCTTGTCGTCCGCTAGGTAGTGTAGGAGGATCGATAGTAACAGTCGGTGCTGATAAGAACCCAACACCTACTGAGTTAACAGTAATGCTACCTACTGTAGAGTAATAATCTTCTGTTACCATACCAACATCGTATGGATCTAGATAATAGCCGTCTGATTCAAAACCGCTGTTACCAAAGTCGCAAACAGAGTTAGAAATAGATAGGTAGCCGCCGCGTGTTGTATAGAATGCCTTGTCACAGAAAACTGCGAAGCAAGAAACTAACTGCATATAACCAAAGTTAGTAATGTGGAATCCTACACCGCCTTGCGTAACTTGTGTGAACGCATCGGCAACCATTGATTTAATCGGTGATTGAGAATTATATCTGTCACCGTCGATTAACATGCCGCCGCCCGATCCGCTAGTATTAATTCCGTATACATCAACCATTGCTGGGAAGATTTCACTGTCAAGCAATGGGCGAGGTCCTGTTACCATTACACCAGTTAAGTCTGGTTGTTCTGTTTGGAAAGGAATCCATTCTACACCATTTCTCATCCATGGTCCAGTAATGTTAGAACAGTTTTGAATGTAAGGTGAGGTATCTACAATAGCATCTGAATCAATGTTAACGCAATACGCAGGTGCTTGTAAATGTTTAATTACAAGTTGTGCTATGTAAGAACTGCTATTAACATAGAAGAAATCTTTACCATATAAAACTGTACCAGTTGCTATAGTACTAATAATATTTGCGCCTTTTTGTCTATATCTAAATGT